CCAGGGCCGCGCGGCCATCCTCGAGGTCCCGTACTCGAGGTATGCCCCATAGGGCGGATTCACGATCGTCGAGCCGACGCGGCCCGTGACCTGCGAGCCGTCCTGGGTGACGTCGTGGGTCACGCTCTGGCGGAGCGTTCCCAGGTCGACGGCGGGCGCCGAACCGGGGACGGAGGGATTATGCGCGATGCGGTGATGCTTCCCGCGATAGTAGGTCCTCTCGCCGTTGATCTCGGCCTCGGTCATCTCTCGCTTCGCCTCGGCTTCGATGAGGAGGCATGCCCGGGAGACCGCTTTGTAGAGGCCCCCGTGCACGCCCGCGGCCCGCTCGGCGAATTTCTTCTTCATCGCCGCAATCTGCGCTTTCATGTCGTCGCGCTCGCTCATCACTCCCCCTGTACCGGGACGAGGAGGCACTCGGCGTGGTGCGGGTACTGGTTGGCCGCGAGGATGTCGTAGAGGCGCAGGACGCCGTCGTAGTCGCTCGTCACCGCGGCCCGGTTGCCATTCGCGATGCTCGGGATAGAGCCCGAGACGAACAGCTCCTTCGTGTCCGCCTGGCGGTTACAGAGCTCCCAGAGCTCTATCTCGACCTCGCGGAACAGGTGCGGCTGGACGTCGGCGCGGAAGGTCGTCGCCGGAGCTGTGGCGGGTGACTGCTTGTAGCCCCAGGTCTTCAGCATCGTCCCCTCGGTGTTGGGGGCCATCACCGGGATGTAGACGCTGACGGTCGCGTTCTTACGCATCGTCACGCCTCGGGGAAGGGGGCCCCTTCTCTTCGGGCCGCGTAAGAGGAGTGACACGGCTCTCGGGTCGGGGGCCGGTAGCGTTCTTCTTCGCGCGCTTGTCCTTCTCGCTCTCGCGCAGCATCTTGTCCCGGTAGCCGCGGTACATTACGCCACCACCGGGCGCACGAAGGGCGCGAGCATGTCGAGCACGGATTGACTGAGGCCCTGGTCGGCTCGGAAGGTGTCCTTGACCTTGCTCTCGGAGTGGTCTTGCATGCCCACCCCGCCGGATTCGAGGATGTTGAAGGCCTCGAGGGTCCCCTGGATCGCCGCCGAGTACAGCTCGTAGGGCAGGCTCCCTGGGCCGCCCTCCTCATAGTTCTCGTCGCCGGGGAGGTACCAGCCCGCCGCGTAGTCGACGACGATGGAGTGGAATCCGGCGACGGGGTCGTCGGCGATCCCGGTGACGAACCAGTTTCCGCACCAGCCGTGGCCGCGGTAGACCATGCCACCCCAGTCGTTCTCCGTCTCGCGGTGGTAGTCGGTGACGACGACTCCCTCGAGCGTGATCTGCGAGATCGCCTGGATGGGCTGAGCGTTCAATTGCAGGAGCTGACGGTTGTTGACCGCGTGCCGCTCGCCTAGGTAGGTCGTATACTCGGGGTTATAGTGGAGCGCGCCCCGAATCTGCGAGCTCAGCCTCTTGATGAGGAGGTTGAGTTTCGCGTCCTGGGACGTGTCGGCGCTCGCTACATCGAGGAGCGTCTTGACGTCGGCGAGCAGGCACAATGTCACTTAGTCGCTCCCGTACATCGTCTCGTTCTCGATCGCGGGATCCTCGGCATAGTCCCCGAGGACGAGCTCGGCCGCGACGAGGTTCGCCGGCGCGGCGCCCCCCGTGTAGGTCGGCGTGATGACGACCCGGATGTACTGCTGGGCGCCCGAGAGCGCGATCAGGTACTCGGTCAGGCCGGCCGCGAGCGCGTTCAGGCTCGTCTCGAGCTGCGCGTAGGGCGCAGCATCGGAAAGCGCCGCGCCGTCGTTGCCGGTCTGCACGAGGACGTTGAAGGCGGCCGCCGCCGGCCCGCCAGAGGCCGCGGCGCGGCTCACGATGAGCTTGGCGCTCCCCGCGCCCAGGCGGCTTACAATCGGCCCGTCGATGGCGGCGGCGCCGCTCACGGACTGCGGGGGAAAGGCGCCCAGGCCGCCTGCGGACTTGCCGGCGTACACGCGCTGTCTGAAAGTACCAACCATGACTAGTTCCTCCAAGGATCAGGGGGGTAGTAGGCGGGAGCCGTGGGGCTCCCGCCTAGCCGATTACTTCGCGTACTGCGCGTACACGGCGGCCTTGGGCTGCCGCATCGAGAAGTCGTGCTCCGCGATGATGCGGATCAGGGTGAGGTCCTGGTCGAAGGCCGAGACGACGGTGCCGCCGGAGGTGAAGGTGCCCTCCCGGCTGAGCTCGAGGCTGAGGTCGTAGGAGACGCCCCAGAGCGCGAGGGAGAAGTCCGCGATCCAGAAGTCGCTGTAGGCCGGGTTGGCGCCGGTGTTCGCCTTGACGGTGGACGAGCTGATGAACGGGTAGCCGTTCAGGGTCTTGTTGCGGAGCATTTCGTCGGCCCACGCCCAGGGACCGGACGCGAAGGCCTGTTGCAGGATCCAGGACTTGCCGACCGGGCTGAAGATCCACGAGACGTTGTTCATCGGGACGTTCGCCTGCTCGAGGAGCGCGACTATGTTGATCGGCGTCTCCTTGGCGTAGGGAACCGCGGCGCCGCCGTTGGGGTCGGTCTGGATGCCGGGGACGTTTAAAAGGCCGCGCGGAGTGAAGTCGGTCCCGCCCCCGTAGAGGAAGGCTGCGTCGAGGGCGATCCTCGAGACGGTCTGGAGGTCCTGCGAGACCCAGGCATCGAGGCCGACGACGTTTTGCCTGAGGAGGCTGTTCGAGACGGCCGTCAAGGCCTTGAGCTTCTTCGCGCGCAGGTTGACCTGGTCGAAGATGGGCTGGGTGTCGGCCGTGGCCTGGATTTCGCCGACCCACTCGACGACGCTCGTCGCGTCCATCCTGGGCAGGCTGAAGTTCCCGTTCGGCATGGGGACGCGAGTGATCCCGAGCTTGTCGAGGATCGTATTCGCGTACAGGAACTTGATGTAGTCCGGCAGGAGGATCTGCGGGATGGTGAAGCCGCCTGAGGAGGGCAGCCCCGCGGTGAGCTCCTTCTGCATCATTCCGTGGAGCGCCTTGGACTCGGGATAGATCCTCTTCATGCAGTCGAAGATGAAGTCCTTCGGCACGTTCTTGATGTTCGTGGCCTTCCGCTCTTCCATCGCCTTGAGGCCCGAGACGATGAGCTGGCCGATGATCTGGTGCGGCTCGGGCGCCTTCATACCGATCGCGCTCGAGGCCGCCGCGGCGATCTCGAACTGCTCCATCATGTCGGCGCGGAGCTTGGCCTTCTGTCCCTCTTCGAGCTCCTTCGGCTTCAGAGCCTTCTCGACCTCGGCCGTGATGGCCTCAGGCGTGAGTCCCTTCGCCTTGAAATCGGCCTCGAGATCCGCTCGCGCGGCCTTCATGTTCACCTCGAACTGCGCCTTGAAAAAGGCCTCGAGTTCCTTCATCGTCATCTGGTCACAGCGTCTTCCTTCTCGTTCTTCGATCCGTGGCGCCCGTTCTTCGTGCGCCGTGCCCTGCCCGCCGGTTTCATTCCCCCGCCCCGGGCCCCTAGTCCCGAGCCTCGCGCGCGCCGTTTCTTCCGTCGCGCGCGAGGCTTTGATTCCCTAGTCCGCGTCCGTGATGTCGAGGACCGACTGGTCGCCGCCCTCGGCCTGGTCGTCCTGGCTTTCGGGCTTTTTGGGGGGCGCGCCATCGGCGTCGCCGGGCCCGTCGCGCAGTTTCCTGATGGCCGCCTTCATCGTTGCGTGCGCCTCCTCGAGCTCGTCCAGGTGGCCCTTCATGTCCTCGTGGAGGCTGGATAGCTTCGCCATCTTCGATTTGATGGCCCTGTGGCACTTCTCGATGTCGCCCAGGGCCGCGAGGGAGTCGGCGGAGAGCCGCGCGCCTGACTTCTCGTCCGGCTTCCAGGACTTCTCCGGCACCTCTTTCCCGAACTCCTTGTAGTGCTTCGCGAGGTGGGCCTCGACGGCGTCCAGGTCCTCCTCGGGGATATCCACGCCGCCGCGGCCGCCGCGCAGCACGGTCATGGCCGCGGCTACGCCCTTCCAGACGGTCTTGTAGCCGTCTTCCTTGCCCTGGTGGTGGGGCAGCTTGAAGTCCGCCTTCGTCAGGTCCTCTGGCTTTTTGTCCGCCTTCCACGCGCAGATGATCGCGAGGTCGTCGTCGTCCGAGGCCTTGAAGACCTCGCCGGCATCCCAGGCCGTGTCCTCGTCCGCGAGCGGAAAATGCTTGAACGGGATGGCTCCCTTCGTCCTCATCGTTCGTCCCTCCTCGAAGATCTTCTGCAAGCGGCCCGAGGGGTCGTAGGACTTGCAGGCCGTGGCGAGCGCGTCCTGGTTGGCAGGGATCGGGCAGGCCGAGAATTCCAAGAGCTCCCACTTCGAGATGACCGAGCCCCACCCGTGCTTCGACTCGGGGTTCGGCTTCGATTCGATCGGGTCGAAGCCGATCGAGACCGCGTTCAGGAGCTTGTTCTTGTAGAAGTAGTACGTGGTGTCGACGAGCTTGACCTTCTCGCTCGCGTTCTGCGGCAGGCCCCCCGTGAGCTCCTCGATCGTCGGAAAGTAGACGACGGCGTTGACCTTCCTCTCCAGGCGATCGATCCACCACTTGACCGGACGCCCGAGGGGGAAATCCCAGTAGTTGTGGAAGCCGAGAAACTGCGGATTCTTGGCGTAGTTTGAGAAGTCGCAGCCCGCGGCGATCATGATGTCCTCGTCGCGGTCCTGCTCCTCGTTCGAGATCGTGAACTGGATCTGCCGGTCGCCGAGGTCGGTCGTTTCGGTCGCGACTATCTTCTTCATTCGTCGTCTCCTACGATTGGGGATACGGTGCATCTGCAGTTGATGACCTCGCCGGGGTCGCCATCGGGATCGCCCGGGTACATGAGGCTTTCGTCGCCAATGCCGAAGGGCTCATCGATGCCGACGACCTGCGTATCCGCGTCGGCGTGGTCGTCGCGCGTGCGGTCGTCCATCGTGGCGACCCATTCCTTCTTCCCGACGCCCTCGGTCTTGTAGGTCGCGTAGCTCCCGAAGTTCATCGCTCCGGCGGTCTCGGTGCGGGCGATCATCTTGGCGCGAGGTCCGTCCATGTCGTCGTAGACGCCGTCGCATAGAGCCATCAGGTTCTTGATGATGCTCCCCAGCGAGTCGCCGCCCTGGACCGAATCCGTGAGCGAGGCGACGAGCTTGTCGTGGAGGGCCTTGTTCGTGGTGTCGTTGATGCCCTTGGCCTTCGCAAGTCCGTGCTGGTCGATCCACCTGTTGAACCAGGAATTGACGACGACCGGCGCGCTCCCGCGGGGGCTGTCGTCCTTGCGGTAGGCCTTCGTGAGCCCGAGCACATCGAGGGCGTGCTCGTTGCCGACCTTCATCATCTCGGACCACGCCGGCGCGAGGGAGCGCTTCACCGCCGTGTCGGCGCCGGGAGTGAAGAAGGCGTGCAGGGCGTTCGTGATCGCCGGCTCGGACTGGTCGCCCGAGACGGCGATCTTTACCGCTTCCTTGACCTTCTCGCGCTGGGCCTTCGAGACTGTCCGCATGGCGCGCTCGAACAGGGGCTCGCCCGAGGCCGCCTTGGCGTCGAAGGTCTTCCAGAGCGCCGAGCGGCGGTCATCGGCGGACTTCTTTGCGACCACGACCACCGCCTTGTCCCCGACCTCGCCCTCGTCGTTCTCGTCGATGATCGCGAGGTCGCCCTCTGGCGTCTCGTCGTCGTCGTTCTGGTTGTCGTCCTCGTCGTCGATGTCGAGCACGTCCTCGTCGCCGGCGGGATTCGGCTCGGCCGGCGCCGGTGTCGCGACGGGCGCGGGCTTCGGCTCGGGCGGAGCGTCCGCCGGCGTCGCGACGATCGCCATGGGCGCGACAAAGACGTTCCCGATCGCCGGCGGCAGCTCGGGTAGGCGGAAGCGATTGCGCCACTCGTTGCGCGTGATCGCCATGCCTGCGAGGCCTGCCGTGTAGACCTGCAGGGCGAAAGCCTCGTCCTCCTGGATGATCTTGTCGTGCTTGAGGATCGTGTCGGACCCGTAGTCGACGGCCACGAGCTGGTTGTTGACCGTCCGCTCGAAGCTCGCGAGGTCGTAGGTTATGACGTTCTTGTGGAAGAGGTAGAAGGCCGAGTCGATCGTGGCCCGGTTCGAGTTCTCGATGATGCCGTAGATTTCCGGCGGGACCTGGTTGTGCTGCAGCGTGAGGTCGCGGAGGAACTTCCGCGTCTCGATCATATCGACTTCTTTGGAGCTGTCGCCGAGCTTCGTGACCGCGAGGCCCTTCCCGGTGAGGACGGCGGGCTTCCGGGCGTTGATCCAGCCACCCACGCGCTGGATAAGGGTCTCCTGGATCTGCTTCGCGGCAGGCTCGCCGAGGCCCTCGCCCGTGACGATGTAGGGCGGCATGGCGTCGTTGTGGAAGTAGTTTTTCTGGTACTTGGCTGCGTACTCGTCGGTCTCGACCTCGTCGGAGATGGCCTCGATGGACCCGCGGCCGTTGCCGTAGGGGTCGGACAGGTCCGGATCCTTGAACCAGACGATATCCTCGGGGTCGACCCGGAGTGCCTTCGAGGCGGTGACGCCGTAGGGATAGACGAGGTAGGAGTGGTCGCCGATCGTCGGCTTCTTCGGCACCCAGGCGGCCGGGACGGGGAGGAGCGAGACGATATGGCCCTTCGTATCGCGGACCTTGAGCCAGAAGAACTCGCCGACGAGGCGCCGGTGGGCGAAGGTGATGTAGCGGAGCGTCCAGCCATCGAGCTCGGGGAAGGTAGGGCAGGGGTTCTCGAGAAGCTCGTAGAGCTCATGGTCGTCGATCGGGTCCGCCGCGTCGCCGTTCGCCCGCAAGTCCTTCTTGGAGTACAACTTCCACTCGACGGAGGCGGAGGCCCTGGCGATGACCCGGACGGGGTCGAGGCGGGGAGAGCTGTGGAAATAGCCAGGCAGGCCCGTCTTCGCACGATCCGGAGCGCGTGACCAGGTTCGCCGGAGCATGTTCTGGAGGGAGTCGAGCGCGCCGAGCAAGATTTGCCGAGGCTGCACGAACTAAGCTCCCGTATCCGAAGAGGTCGGCTTAGGGGTAGGCGCCTTGGTCTGAACCAAGGTCTTGTAGCCGAAGGGGCCCTGCAGAGCATAGGCGGCTCCGCAGGTTGGGCAGGAGTAATCCTTCGCGAGCAGGCCATTGCAATTCCGGCAGTGGATCTCGCGGAACCCAGTCTCGGCCATCGAGCCTCCAGGGTAAACAAAAAAGGCGCACCATCCGTGCCGGTCTCCCGGTACGGTTGATGCGCCCTCTTGGGTGGCGGTTCGGGGATTACTCCCCTACTTATTGTCAGGATGAATTATATACGCTGCCCAAAATTCCGTAAAGCCTCCTGAATCAGGAATATTGATCTAAACCCTTACATACCGTTCGCCATGTGTATGGATCGAGTCGGTCTTTCCATGAGAGTGCGTAAAGCGTACTATTTTCAGAGGCAGGGTGATGGGAAGAGTGCTTATCCCTACCGACCCCTGGTCGCTCATAGAGAGCGGCCAAGGGTCGAGGCTGCCACGCCAGCAATATCATCTTTCAGCTTGCCGAAGTCACCGTGTCGAGGAACCCCCTAAAGTCTACTGAGCAACGGCCTCTAGTTGGTTGACTTCATAGACTGACCGAGCAATAAGAACGAAATCCACCCTGCGATTCTGTGCCTTCCCTGCTTCCGTCGAATTATCTGCACGAGGACGGAATTCCCCCAGAGAGGTGGCAACGAGCTGTTGCGGATCCATTCCACACTTCTCCTGCAAGAACTGGGCAACGTTTGCCGCTCGTGCGGCTCCGAGGTGCCACGATGTTGGGTATAGTTTCAAGCTTTCAGGACTGGAAACCGCAACTGCTGTACTCCCTTCGATGCGAACTATTCTGTCCGGTGCGGCTTTGAAAACCTCAGACAGTTCTTCGAGCAACTTCATGGTTTCTGGGCGCAATTGCGGGGAGTCGGGCGGGAATAAGGCAGAAGCCTTGACACTAACAATGAGAATATCTCTGAATCTTCGGATATCGAGGTCACCTCGTGCGATCTCATTTGCGAATAAGCTTTTTAGCTGCGCTATACGAGCTTCGAGGTCTTTCTCATCTTTTTGCGCGGCAATTTCTAAGGCCGCCTGCTGCTTGGTTAGGTCGTTGATTTTATCTTGGAGTTCAGCATTTGCCTTGTTGAGCGAATCGATCTGCGCAAGATAATCTGCTTGGACCTTCGTCGAACCAGAACGAAGAGAATCAAGATCCGCTGAGAGCGTTGTGCTTGCTTTTTGCAAGGCATCAAGCTTATTTTTTAGTGAATCCAGCTTAGCTATCTTCTCAGCATCATCCTTCTTAGCTGCGTCCAGATCCGTCTGAATCTTCCCAATTCTCTCGTTCGCTGCTGTAACCTGATCGTCTGCAGACTTCTTCTGCGCAGCCAAGTCGGAAAGTTGCTTCTGAAGGTCATTGGCCTGGGCCTGCAATTGTTTGATCATCGCATCTTTGTCGGCGACTTGCTTCTGCAGATCTGCGATGGCGCCATTGCCCGCCTTCAACTGATCGATCGTCGCATCCTTGTCGGTGCTTTGTTTCTGAAGATCCGCTACCTGTTTCTGCAAATCGTTCACCTGGCCTTGCAATTGGCCGATGCGCGGGTCTTCTGGAACTGGCTTTTGCTGACTAGCGCAAGCCATGAGAATGGAGATACTTCCGAAAATTACAATAACCTGAAATGTTTTCATAATCTCTCCCTGTTTTCTAATTCAAGATAGTATAAATTACTAATTATTGATTTTCTGTTCAAGCTGATTATCCGAGATTTCCCAGTTGGGCATCGAAATTCCTTTGAACTTCCTGTGCAACCCTTTCCCATTGACATTCTAGCACCTCTATTCAACCGGTCCAAGACCACCTATACGACC